ATCGGAAATTCTTAATGAATCCAAGAGCATTGCCGTTATCTTACGAACATTGGTTGTACATTTTCCTCTCATTGTTATCATTATGCAGACTATTATGGTTGTCATGTCAACATGTCCAGCTCACGACAATTTGGACGAATATAACACACAGGATCATGCAGATGAATCCATTAAAATGTTTGGATACGGATTTATTGTACTTGGTTCATTTTTTGCTATTTCCAGCATGTCAGCACGGGTAAAGGACGGAGATGAATCAATGGCGAAGGTAAATATCATTATTTTGGTGGATGCAATTCTTCGATGTGCTGCATTTTTTATTGGACACGGAGTTATTAATAACGAAATTGGTAAAGTTGGCGGTGAAATGAATGGAACCGTAACACAATACAATTACACGGACCGCGATCGGAGCTGCTATTATACATTTAATTCTTCCCATCCAGATGCATTTAATCAAACAGTGGTTGATCATGTCAGCTTTACACAAAACAAGGACACATTTGAAACAGTAACAATGGCATTTGGCATTATTACTATTTTGGAGATTTTGTTTTTGGCCGCACACTATTTGAATTCTTACACTGCAGAATGCTGTTCCGGAATAGAAAATATGTTTAAAGAAGTGCCCGTTCTTGGAACCTTGGCAACACGAGGAGGCGTGGCAGCAACAATCAATTTTTTGTTTGTCTCAGCAAGTCGCCTAACTTTGACGCTAATTGTAGGTGGAATGGTGTTGGACCGCACTAATTTGGAATGCAATCCGCTAAATGTTCAATTTGACGAAGGTTCCAATGTGGCCACGTTTATCATATTGGCAACCGTCAGTTTTATTCCATCATTGCTAAGTCAACAATTGGATTGGGAATCAGATGTTCTTAAAGAAGTTGGATGGTTTAAGCACCTCTACTCAAAAACAGGGGAAGCAATGGGATCGGGTGATTATATGAGTGGTTTAATTGGCAATTAAATCTGTATATATTTAAACATACAACAGTCCCATGCCCAACAAGATGGATAGAATATAAAAATATATACTATTGTCTAGTAAAATTAAGACGAATACGTTGATTTGAATAAAAACATTAAATGCATATTCCCATTGGGGGCTAACAAAAAATAAGAGTGTTGCAAAACAATGTGCAGCCAATACATAGAATGCTGCAAAATCGGTGACACCATTGTAATTTCCGTCCAATGGCAATGTTGCACAAAACGCTGCAACAAGAAATCCAATCCCCGCCAATTTTACGGTGGGAATGTAAAAGCTATTCTCGTTTTTGCGATTTTTCATTGTTTGGCTCTTCCCGTGTTGTTGAATTAAAATAGATGGATAAAAGCCAAATACACAAAAATAACGTCTGCACAAATATAATGTCAGTAACACTCAATGACCCTTTTGGACAAAGTCGTTCTTCTGTTTCAAGCATTGTGTGATTTTCGGTGATTGTCTATAAAATATATTCCGGCAATAAATAAAGGAACATAAATTAAAACAATTGAAATGTGTTTTAAAAAAATAAGATCTGCTTCAAACGGTGTAGCACAAATGATAGAAGGACTGTTGGAATCCATTGGAATCGAAAAATCAGTACTTTATTTGGAACGCGTATTGACTGTGTTAACGTGTATATTTCCTATTACATTGGAAAGTGTTTCGCAATTATTACAACTTGAATCTAAATCAACAACATTGTCTTTTATTGTTACACTTGTATTTGTTCTGTTACTAACACACGGTCTTTATTCAAAACTTCTTCTGGCAAGCATTATTGTTGGGGCAAGCACCGGATTGTATATTTCCATTTACATACTTTATAATAATAGCCGTGTAAACAATTGGTTTATACTTATCTCATCAATCATAGTTTATTTATTTACAGGATGTATAATTCCATTTATTAATTTAAAAAAATATAGACCCTCTAGCCCAGTGTTTGTTTCGCCATGCGAAACAATTTCTATTCAACCTATGCCATTGACAAATAGTCAACGCAATTACAAATATAAAAAAACCCCACCTGTCTCTTTATTCGATTGTCTTTAATTAAAAATCTGCATTCATATCAAACACGTGCGATTCGCCTTTTTGAATAACTCCAGACTTTTGATATTCTCCTACCCGTCGTTCAAAAAAATTGGTTTTTCCTTCCATAGAAATGTTATCCATAAATGGAAATGGATTTCTGGCATTGAAATATTTATCAACCCCAAGTGCCAACAATAACCGATCACTTACAAATTCAATATATTGTCCCATTAAAACTGCGTTCATTCCCAATAGATGCACTGGTAGCGATTCTTGTAAAAATTCCTTTTCTATTTCTACCGCGTCGGTTATAATTTGTAAAACTGTTTCGTTATCAGGTTTATTCTCAATCATTTTAAACATAAGGCATGCAAAATCCGTATGTAATCCTTCGTCTCTGCTTATGAGTTCATTTGAAAATGTCAGCCCGGGCATAATACCACGCGATTTTAACCAGAAAATGGCCGCAAATGACCCAGAAAAAAAGATCCCTTCTACCGCTGCAAAAGCACACAATCGTTCTGCAAATGTGGCTGTAGAACTCTGTGTCCACTTCATTGCCCATTTAGCCTTCTTAGAAATTGATGGCATTATATCAATGGCACGGAAAAGATCCGATTGCTCGTCTGTATCGGACACATACGTCTCAATTAAACGGGAATACATTTCTGAATGGATATTTTCAATCATAATTTGAAATCCGTAAAAACATCGGGCTTCGGTTAATTGTACTTCAGACATGAAACGCTCTACAATATTTTCATTCACAATGCCATCGCTCGCTGCAAAAAATGCCAATACATGTTTAATAAAATATTGTTCTGATTCTTTTAATGTTTTCCAATCCTTTAAATCTTGTGATAAATCTACTTCATCTACGGTCCAAAATGACGCAACCGCTTTTTTATACATTTCCCATACTTTGGGTTCTTGAATCGGTAAAATAACAAACCGATTGGGATTTTCAGATAAAAGCGGTTCTGGTAAAATAGACATGGTAATGTAATATGAAAAATATAAAATATAGAAACAATCATGGCAAATATAGATTATCTACCATTTTCACAGTAATACTTTATTGAGATAATTGTGATTCTTCTGCTTGTGTTGTAATTTGTTTACAAATTTCAATTGCAGCCTTTGCAGATTCATCTACGTGAAATCCAATTGAATTAAACAATTCCCATACAGCTTCTTTCAATTGTGTGTTGGTTTTGGGTTGGTTACTCCTCCACGAACACATTTCATAATCACGGCATATTCGATCATATAACATCAAAAAAAGTGCATCGTTGATCGTTCTATTGCCAAAGTAGAGTGAAATTCGCATCATTGTATTCTTGATCATTTTCAATCCCATTTCAAAATTGCCTGCTTGTACACACTTGTCCATTTCAAAATCAAATTGTTTATTGACAATGACTCCTGTACGCATTTTATCCGGAATAGTTAGCATTCTGGTCCAGCCATCTGCCGGCAAAATTGCACCAATGAAATCAAAAGAAACTAATATATTTGGACTCAGGTAACAGGATTGGGCTGCATATTGTGCATTTATACTTATTTTGTCGCCAAACTTTCCAATGGAGATAGCATACATCCAATAATGAGATCCGTACATCATTTCCAATCGTTCTCCAATTTTAACTTCCTTTATTGTTGTCATCATTGTGATTGTTTTGTTCTTTTTGTTTTCATCGGATTTCCCAATAATCCCACAATTTGATACTTGAAATGCAGAATCAAACACCATTTCTTTTATTTTTTTCTGGTATTGACACAAATCATCGCCGTTTAGAGTGGCCATTTTTTCAACACAATCCAACAATAATGCCACGTCTACCGTACAATTAACCAACGAAGCATTGTGGGGATGCTGCATTGGACCAACTAGTTTTCCGGATTTAGAAAACACATCCCCTGGAAGATACGGTCCTTTTTTGCTATTTGGCACAGCAATACTATAATCGTGTTGACCAGACATGTGTGTTTCTACAATACCCATTGCAGGAGAATGGAAAACAGCGAATTTTGTCATTGCTGGCATGTCACATATCGCACGAAGTCCATATCCTTTGATATCGTCGTAGTACACTTCACACATATTCTTGGAATAAAGTGTATTTAACAGTGTTCCAAACTCTTTATGACAATGTGATCGATGAAAGGCCCACGATGATGAAATACAATCTTGGCTGCAATAAAAGGCGTTTTTACATCTTCCACACCGCATAGAACATTTAACACCACACCCCCAACAAAATGAACTTGAAGATGTCATGATGGGTGTTTTTATTGCGAGTATACAAGAATAAATGAACATCAGTGACGTAGAACTCATGTTACGTGCAATTCGAATCGAATATGAACTGCCTTTGAATGCATAATTGACAACTTTTATGGTGCTTCAATCCCCATTTTATAATTACCGCTTGCTACAGAGGCGCGTATACAATAACTCCAATATGCATTCATTAAAAGTGACATTCCCATATCGTCTTCTGTATTGGCATCTTTACCGGATACTTTACCATTTGGCAAATCTCTAAAGTTTTTAAGTTGGTCAGATAATAATTCTCGTTGTGAATTCAAAGACGGTGGAATATTTCCGGCGCGAAATGCTTCACCCACTGTACATGCTCCTTTGGCAACAAATACTCTGCCATCTAACATTGCTCCATACAACTGCTGAATACATGCAAGTTTATTGCGATCGGTTGTCCACACACCAAGATTTTCCCGAATGTCAACCCCAAAATGTGCTTTTGTAAAAGGATTCATAGTAATAAATCGACAAGAGACGCTTGCAGACTTAATGGCCTCTAAAATGCTTTGTGCCAATATTTCATTGTTATTACATTCAACAATCGGCTGCACTAGAAATTTAGTTGTAAGTGAACGTTGGCGAATCCATGGATGTTGTGCCAATCTATGTACAAATGAACTACAAACCATTTGTACTTGAATTGCTTCACATTTTTCAACCCCAACAGATGCCAATCCCATTACAATAAATTGACCTTCTGGTCCATATACAACCGCGCTTATTCCCATATAGGATCGATGGTGGCTGGCGGGATCAATCGATATAAAGATATCATGCATGTTACCAGAAAATGGATTTTTTTCAAATAACGGTCGTTTTATAAAAACACTTTCCACTAGTTTGGCTGGAAAATACCGACTGCCTTCGGGTTGCAAAACACCAAAAACTTCTGCTTCATAGTCTTTCATTCTTTTTGCTGGAACAAGACGCTTCATTTGCGTAAACCGCAGTAATGACTTCCATGGAGGAATCAACCCCAATTTATGTACACACTTGTCTGCCTTGTTTTGTTCATAACAATTGGGACACACCAGAGAGTGATTAATAAGTCGGAAAAAGAAATCATTGTCGGCATTACGAGAAATGATC